TGGACATGAAGGACTAATACTTCTGAGTAGTAGTGGTCAATGGATTTCCAGAGCGGTTTGCTCTACTATCGGTCCGTGCGTGAATATGGCGACAGGGCGCTCTCCTGGCTGCTGCCTCTCGGAATTGCATGCCTGATTGCGTATGGCTGGACGCCCTTCTGGGTCACGGCCGCGCTGTTCGCCGCATTTGCCGCACTCATCCCTTTAGCCGCCATCGCGGCATGGGAGAACATGCAGCGTAATGGCCCCGGTACGGTCGTGAAGCGTCTGCTCGCAGCCTGGCTCACCGCCGGCGCAATTTATCTCGCCGCCGGCAAGCTCATCGGGCGGCTCTAGCGGTCTCCAGCCACAGCACGCCCGGCACGCTGCTCCACTGCGCCGAGATCTCTTCGAAGGAACGTCAGCAGATCGTGTGCAGCCGCGGCTGCCTTCGCCCCGGCGCGGCCGTCGAGAACCGCCGCCAGCTTCTGCGAGATCCGCGGGTTGTACAGCGCCCGTGCAAGCGCCGCATTGCCGATCAGATATCCGGCGCCGACTGCGGGGCTGGTCATGATCAGAATTCCGCCGGCTTCCATGCTGGCCATCAGTCCTGACCCGCTCGGGTTCGGATTCTCCGCCAGTCTTTTCGCCAGATGGAAGAAGTTGTCCAGGTTCTTTATTAGCGCAGGATCGCCGAAAAGCGCCTTCTTCGTCTCAGGGCCGAGATCGTGCCACTGGTTGAAGATCGTCCGGGCTTTCTCGAAGTCACCTTCGCGGGTTGCCGTCTCCAGCAGCCCTTCGACATAGGCGCGGCCCACTTCCTTCATGCGGACGGGTCCGACAACGTCCTGCACCTTCCGCAGGCGCTCGACGCCGGAATCCCTGCCCCATGTCAGCTTCTGAAAAACCTGCACGGGCTCGAGCTTGTCAGCCTTGCCGAACTGGTCCATCAGATCGGCAGCGTCCCACTTCTCGGCCGTGAGTTTTCGGCCCTTTCTCAACGCCGTGAGAGCCTCGGCTCCGCCGGCTTTCGCCGATGCCACAGCTTCATCGATGGCCCGTTCGAACTGCGTCAGCGAGTGCGCGGCCATGCCCTGGCTGATGTCGCGCAACTCGGGCATCTCGCTCCGCGCCACTTCCTTCAGCATGCCGAGATCGAGTTCCGCCGCCGACGCAGGCTTGTAATCCGGACCGTCCAGAATGTTCTGGATCGCCTTCAGTCCTTTCGATGCCCGCTGATCGGTCTGGGGCAGAGTGTACTTGTACCGTTCTGCAACCGGCTCGAGCGCCGCCTTGATTTCCCGCATGTCAACGGGCATCGGCATCTTCGTCGTCATCGGAATTTCGGCCGTGACGGGCTTGCCGTCCGGATCAAGAACAGACGATTCAACTTTGCGGGTGCCGGTCTGAACATCGACCAGGTTCGCCGGATGCTCTTCCCATTGGTGGAATTTGTTGTACTCCTGGCGCGCCCCGATGTGCTTCGTCCGGATGTGACCCTGAAAGCCTTCGATGACGGTCTCGCCGCCCCGCTCGCGCGTGACGGGAACCCCGGGCGACACTTCCTCTGCGAGTTCTGCGCCTTTGCGGGCCAGCGCTCTCCTGGTGTTCTCGGCCATGTCGCGGGCGTAGCCCGAACTTCCGAATACGTGCTGCGCCCGTTTCTCCAGGTTCTGGGCCATCTGCGAGTCCGTCCGCACCGACAGCGGAACGGGAATGTCGCTTTCATCGGCAAACCGCACAGCGTCTGCGTCCGCCGGATTGCGGAGTCCTCCTCCTTTGGCCGCACGGTTGCCCAGCGCTCCGACGGTATAGCCGATCGTCCCGCCGAGGGCGCTGCCCAGGACCACGTCCTTGACGCGCTCCATGGTCTCGCCGTTCGGGTTTCCCTCATACCGCGGCTGATACGAGGCGCCCACTGCGCCTGTAGCTGCAGCGTTTCCGACCAGGCCCAGCTTCCCGCTCTTCACTTTCGGTCCGGGGACAGCCATGTTGGAAACCAGCCGCGTTGCTTTCGGAATGAAGGCGTCCGCTTTTCCGCCGCGCACATTCTGGCGGTAGTTGTCGTTCACGACACGCCAGGCGAGGTCAACGTAAGCCTTGTCCTCGTCGGAGATGACACCCAGCTTGTTGCCGAGCCACAGCGCTCCCTGCTGCAGGCCTGCGCGCGTATCGACTACGGCGCCCATGTAAGCGTCACCGACAAGGGAGTCGGCCATCTCCCCGAGATATCCAAAGCCGGCCTTGTCTTTTCCCAGCAGGTACGAAAGGCCTGAACCATTGGCGCGCAGAGCTTCCTGATATCTCGGCGACCGCTGGATCTGTGCAAAGTCGAACCCGTGACGCCGGGCCAGTTCCTCATCCGGCGGTAGAGCGGCTGCGGGGGCGTTCTTCGCGAACCAGTCACCTCCGGATGACGCGGCCGCGTTCGCCGGCGCGTTCTGTGCGAACCAGTCGCTCACTGACTTATCCTCTTTGCTCCGAGTTTTTCGTAGTGGCTGACCTGATCGGCCGGCACGTCCTGTGTCTGGCCGTTGGGCGCCCTCATGCGAACAGTTGCGGCGGTCTCAGGGCCCAGGACCGTCGTGTAGTCTGTCAGGTACTGACTGCCCGTTCCCGGCTGTTTCGTGATCACGTCGATGCGGCGGGCGTAGTCGTTGTAAACGCCCTGCACCTGCCGGCGCGAAACCGCCAGCTTCGCATCGAGAATGCTCTGGAATTCCCGCTTCACGGCTTCAGGAAGAAATCCGCCGTTTTCGCGGAGGTAGCCGTTGAACTTCGCCAGAGCGCCCTGGAAAATATTGCCGCTCTTTGCCGCTGCGGCGTATTCCGTCTCGCGGACAACGCTTGACGGATCCAGCCCTTTCATGAACTCGTAGACGACAGCGAGATCGCCGGGGCCGCTCACCCCGCGGCCGATGACGCTCTTCACCGTCTCGGTCTTGTTCGCGATGGTGTTGAATTCGCGCACATCCGGCCTGCTGTCAAACTGCCTCGCCAGGGTCTGCACGTTCGTGAACTGCTGCGTAGTCAGGCCCATGCGTTCGGCTGTATCCCTCGCTCTGGCATCGGCCATGTTGTGGGCGCGTTTGGTTTCCGCGAGGCTTTCGCTGTGATGCCGGTCGGACTGGTTCAGCTGCGCCGTCTTGAACATCTCCTCCACGGCTTTCGCCTGGCGCTCCGCGTTCGTCAGGCCGCCGTTGAATTTGCGCTCGGCCTCTTCGCGGAGGTTCCTCCCTGCCGCTGTTTCGGCGGTCTGAGTCTCTGCCGTGAGCTTGCGCCGGTTAAGGTCGCGGTCGGCGATCTTCCAGCCGTGCTCCGTCTTCAGGAAACCGAGTTCTTCCAGTTCATTGGGCGTCAGCGTGCGGTCCACGAGGAACTGCAGAGCCGATTCCCCGGGGATGTTGCCTTCGCGCCCGTTGGCGGTCCACAGGGCCTGTCGCTCTTCGGGATTCCGCGCCAGATACGCCGCCGCTTCCTGGCCGGCCTGCTTGCGCTTTGCCGTCAGGACCTCGCCGGTGAGCTTCTCTTCGTTCAGGGCCTGAATCCGCTGTTCTCTCTGCGCTGCTGCAATGCCCATGCCCGTCTGCGGGTCGATGGTCATTGCTTCGCTGACGAGCTGATCGGCGGGAAGGCCCATCCGGTACAGGGACCGGATCTGGGTCATCCGCTCCAGGCCCTTCTCTTTCTCGCGCAATTCCATGTCGGCGAGCTTCTGGCGTCTCGCCAGGTCGTTCAGCTGATACTGTCTGGCCCGCAGTTCACCCGGGGGCGTCGGCTGGGGGATCTGGAAGTTCAGGAGGATATTCGGATCGACCGGCATTACGCGCCACCTCCGAATGCCTTGCGCCAGTCCCAGCCCGTGCTGCCCGACAGCCCGCCGGTGATGAAGCTGTCGCCGGCCTGGCCGATTCCTTTGAGCATTCCGTTCCACGCGCCCGCCCGGCCCATGTGCGCTCCTGCTTTCGTCTGGCCCTTCTGCATCGCCACGTTGCCCTTGTATGCCCCGACGTCCTGGAGAATGCCGGCCTTGGCCACGCCCTTCTGCAGATTGATGTTGCCCGCGTACCCGGCAGCATTCGTGCGAACCCCGCCAGCCGCTACCGTGCCGCTCTGACGCATGTTCCCTGCCGTGGTCGCTCCCTGCAGATCCAGCAGGCCTCCGATCCTTCCGGCGTCCATCGTGTTCGCTCCCTGCAATGCGGAAGAGCGGAAGCCGATATCGGAAAGGCCCGTCAGTCCGGCAATCGCCGTCTTGTGATCCGCTCTCGAACGGTCCCAGGCGTTCTGGTATTCCTGGCTCGCCAGTCCCTGGCTGAATCTTGCCAGCGACTTCATCGCCGCCCCGCCCAAAGCTCCTCCCCTTGCAGCCGCGGAACGCTCGAGGGCCTTCTGGCCTTCGGACAAGCGGAACTGATACCCGGGGTCTTCCTCGAGGTTGACGGGCCCCGGGCCTTTCTGGAGCAGCGAAGAAAGGCTTGTGAACGCTTCCGCCCCGCCCTTCGCATAAGGGTCCAGTCCGGCGTTTGCCGTTGAGGCTGCGGAGTTAATTCCTGCGATGCCCCGGCCCGCCGCGCCTTCCACGCCCGACGCTGCCGTATCGGACGCGCCGAGGATCTGCGCCGCCACGTCCTCCGACACGCCCAGCATGCGGGAGATGGCAGCCACGGTCTCGGCGTCGATGGTCTGCATCGCTTCGGAAGCGTGCTGGCCGTATGTGTCTCCGGCTTCGGTCAGGCCGCTGAGCATGTCCCGCTCCGCGTTGCTGACGGCGCTGCGGGTCTGCAGTCCTCCGAGGATGGAGGTTAAAAGACTGAGCATGTATTGAATTCCCTGAAAATCGGATTAAAGTTTCACGCACGGCAGCAGCAATACGTGCGCCGGCTGGCCGGTCGCGTCCACCGCCAGCGTGCCCTTGCCGTGCGTGTGCGTTCCGCTGGATGAGATCGTCGCCGATCCGGAGGCGGAGCCGTCGGCCCCGGTGGTCTGCGATCCTGTCGTCCCGTCTCCGGTGTTCACGATCTCGCCGCCCACCGTTACCGAGACGCTGGCCGTCCCGCCGTGATTGTGGTCGCCGCCCGCAGCCGTATCCCCTGTCAGGCCGGGGGCCGTAGCGGATACCACCGATCCGGTGTACGTTCCGCCCTTGAGGAACTGGCCGGTGAGATCGGGCGTGGTGAAGCTCGCTGTCGTCGCGTCGCCCAGCGTGACCGTGACGGAAGACCCGTCGCACAGTGCGTATCCGGAGGGAAGCGTCCCCGGATACCAGATGATTTCCTTCGCTAATTTCTCTCCGTCCGCGTAGGTCCATGCGGATCCGGTCCAGCGGAAGGTGCGGAGATAGTCGGTCGCGTGGAAGAGAAAGCCGGCGTGACACGCGCTCAGTGACGGCTTGTCAGCCAGCGTGGAACGGTACACGCCCGACTCGTACCGCCAGACAGGCTCACCGCTGAGACGCTTCGCCGCGAGCGTGATATCCCAGTCTTCGATGATCAGCTTCGAGCCCAGCGGAACCCTGGCCGGATTGTAATTGCCCCGGCTGCCGGATGTCGTGCAGAGCGTTACCGGCTGATCCGCGCCGATGCCCTGAAACCAGTCGAGCCATGTTTTGCCGACCTTCACTCCGTCGAGAAACGGAGTGTCCTTCAGAAATGCGGGAAACATCAGCTGTTCCCGCCCGATATCTCGAGGTAGGCTCCGGTGAGCGTCACCTTCTGCGCGTCGGAGATCTTCACGCGGTAGACGCGGTCACGCGAACGGCCCAGCCTGCGCCAGACCGCCCTCGTCGTCCATGCGCTGGCCGCTCCGGTGGACGCCGCCCGGTCCGTTGACCACGTGCGCCCTCCGTCATTCGAGTAATTCATCGTGACCGAACCCGCGCCGCCGCCGGTCTTCGTGCCCATCTGCATGTCCAGCGTCAGCGCGTGATGAAAGAGCTGCTTGTTTTCTTCGCTGAGGTGCGGAGCCGTCCGGGTGCGGACGATGGCCGTGCCGTCGTCATCCAGATAGCTGTCCGACATCAGGTACAGCTTGTTGTCCGACCTCGAGCCGACGATGCGCTTTTTCTGGCTCACCCAGTAGGTATGGGTGGCCTGCAGCTGACGGTCCGTCCCGTACGCTCTCCGGTGCCAGAGGCCTGTCGCTGCATCCCAGACCCACGTGGCGTTGGCAGAGCCGAACGTGATCACCCAGAACTCATGCCCGCCGTCCATGTACGTGTAAGCCGTCGCGTCCGTGATGTCGGAGTATCCGGCCCACGTCTGTTCGATGGCATGCGTCGAGATGCGCTGCGGACTGAGCCCGGCGAACAGATACGCACCGGCAATGCCGCGGGAGTCTCTCGCGATCGTGACCACGCCCGCGCTGACGCCGCACACCGCCCACCTTGCCGCGGTTCCGACCGGGATGAATCCGCCGGGAACGCGCTCAAAGGGGAAATCCGCCGCGCCGGTGTTCTGCCAGACTTCCGTCGTCTCGTAGCCTAAAAGCCACAAAAGATTCTTATGCGCGAAGACCCGCGCGATGTGGTCCGCGTAGCCTTCCTTGCGCTGCGAAGCCAGCTCCCAGGCGCTGCTTTCGAAGTTGTGAACTCCGGAGATGTAGATTTCGTTGCTGTCCGGCGGGTTGATGATCCCGTACCCGTCCATGTACGTGCTGGTCAGCGCTTCGGTCGGAATGTCGAACGTCAGCGTCTTGCCGGTCTGCGTCAGGTAGTACACGCAGTACATGACGTCGCCTGACTCGACGGAAAGCACGCGCGCCGGATTGCCGTCGATGACGACGTCGGAGCCCGCCCAGTTCGGCACGAACAGATCCCCGGCCGTCCGCACCACGCGGGCCGATCCGGTAAATGCCGAATAGGTCGTGTTGACTGTCGACGTGATGGAGCCGAACGAGATCGGCGTCAGGGTGGACCCGCCCAGCGCGTACATCTCATTCGCGCTGACAATCAGAAACTGTTCATTGCCGTTGGCGTGTATGAATGCCGGGGAATTCCCCGCGTCATTGGCGACCGTGTCGATAAAGCCCACGGAACCGTTGGGCAGGATATCGAAGAGCCCGTCCCCGGCGATCACCAGCAGGCGGGTGTCGGTCTGATAAATGGCGCGGATGATTCCGCCCGGCTGCCCGGTGTCTTCAACGTCCTGCCACCAGTCGAGACCCGGCGTGCCCCGGAGGATCCATTCCGACTTTCCCGTGCCGCTCTCGACTTTTTCGGGGAATAAGTTAATACATTCCTGGCTGTCGGCGGACCAGGCGTCCAGCTGATATGCCGGCCCGATGAAGCCGCTGTATTTCATCAGTAACTGCCCCGCAGGATGTCGAAGCTGTTTCCCGCGACCAGGGCGTCATCGCAGGACAGCTCGCCCGCTTTGTGGTTCATCCGCTTGATCCGCGCTAAGGCAAGGCGCGCCGCTTCCTTCACTTCAGAAAGCAGCGCCGCGGGAACGGCGGTCTTCATGTGCAGCAGCGCTCTCGGCGCAAGAGACACGGCAAGCGCGAGTTCCAGAGCTAATGCATAGCCCTGGGGCATGGGATAGGTGGTGTCCTGGTCCGCGAACATTTCGAGCTGAGCCGGGTAATAAATGGCGAGTGAATCTCCGGCAACGGGCGCCGACTCGAGACGGATGGTCATCGTCGGCCAGCCGCCGTCCGAGAGAAGTTCTACTTCGTACTCGTCGCCCGATGCCGGGACGATGCCCGCGGCGTCAATGCGCGGAGGCCTCGTGCCGTCCAGATCCCCCTGGGGACCCAGCGTGTATTCCTGCGTTCCCGCGGTGAGCGAATACACGTCCCTCGCTACCGAAGGAACGAGTAATGACTCCGTGTTCCAGGCGTCGAGAATTTTGTTTAATTTGTCGAGCCCGTCATCCAGCCATTCCGGAGAGGGCGTTGAGCCCACACGCAAAACTCCTAACTCCCGCAATGCGTTGTATGTCAGGCTGGACGCAGACACGAGGGGTTGCGTGCCGACAGGTGTTCCCCCGCCCCACAAGCTCATTTGATTTTTCCTTTTGCTGAATTACTGCCAGTCGATGAGCAGCCAGGAGTTGGCGGTGCCGTCGAAGATCAGATAGGCGAACCACGTCACCGCCTGATCCGAGCCCGAAGGCGTCGAAATCTTATTGCCCGCAGACGAACTTGCGCTCTGGTGCGCGACCGTCATCGTCTGCCCGCTGCGGTTGTAGATGCGCAGCTCCCTCAGGTCCTGCCCGAAATCCAGCCCGGTCACCGAAAATGCGCCGGTCGGCCCCGCGATCGTAAGCAGCGATGCCGCGCCGGTCGCGACGTTGTTGTTGGCGCCGTTTGCCAGCGTGAGCGTCTTCGGCTTGTACACCGTCCCGCCGCTCGACACGCCCAGCGAAATGGATGCCGCATTGTCCGTCAGGTTGGGACCGATCTGCGAATTCGTGAACCCGCCCGCCCAGCCGTTGGCCACATACTCGGCAGCCAGAACGTTTCCGATGATCGTGTTGTTCTGGTACGTCACCCGGTCCTGGCTGATGTTCACGTTGAACATCACGCCGTAATCCTGGACTTTCGATCCGCCCGAAGAAGAATCTCGCACCACGTTGTTCGTGACCGTCAGGTAATCTTCGACGGGCGCCCAGCTCCCGCTCGAATTGATGAGGATCCCGGCATCCACCGCGCCCCCTGACGTTCCGTTGTGGTTCAGGATGTTGCCGTCGATTTTTACGCCTTTGATCGTGCCGGAAGCGTTCGATATTACCTGAATGCCGTCCAGTTCGTTGTTCGAGAAGTTGTTGCCCTGAATGATCGTGTCTTCGGTGTAGCTCTGGACTACGGCCCCGTAGTTGCAGCCCTGGGCGTTGTTGCCGATCACCGAGTTACGCCGGGACCACGTGGTGTTGCTGACCACGCCCGCGATGAGATATCCGATCCCGCAGTTCTTGGCGAAGTTGCCGATGAACTGGTTGTCGTTCGACTCGATATCCTCCGCGTCGGTTGTCGTGGTGAAGCAGGCCGGCCCTGTCCCGTTGCCGATGCAGGTATTGGCCATGAAGATGTTCTCGGAGCCGTTATCGGCGGTGTAGGCCTGATTGAACTCGCTCATCGTTCCGGTGCCCAGCACGAAGGTGTTGCCCTTGATGATGTGCTGGGAGCCCTGGACCGAATACGGCGAAGCGCAGGACTCGGAGACGTAATTTCCTTCGACCAGATTGCGGTATCCGCCGATGGTGAAGCCCGCCGGTCCGTCGTTGTCGCTGGCGCAGCCCGCCAGGTTGCGGATCACGTTTCCGCGGATGATATTGCTGTCCGCCGCGCCCAGCACCGTCACGGGCGTCGTAATCCCGGCCGTCTTGCTGATGTTGTCGATCTCGACGTTTTCAATGCGGCCGTACACAATCCCGATACCCGCAATGCCGCCTTCGAGGTCGTTGGCTTCCCCGTGCATCTCTATCGTCAGGTCAAGGATCTGCGCCCGCCACGCGCCGGACGCGAACACCAGCGCCGCGTGATGAGCCGTGTAGCCAGGCGTCTCCCACTGGGCGCCCTCGGCGTATGAGCCCGCCGGCACGGACAAAACGCTCACGTTCATGCCCGCGCCCTTTAATGTGACGCCCGCCGGAACTATCGGATGCGCGTACAGGTTGTGCGTCCCGGCAGGCACGTTCACCGTGCCTCCCGCCGCCGAAACCACGCGCAATGCCTCGTCGATTCCTGCCGTTGCGCTCTGGATTGTCCACGCTCCCGAGTGCGTATTGGCGCAGTTGATGATGATCTGGCCGGACGCCTCGTTCTCTTCGCCCGATCCGCCGGTAATCAGGCACGCTTCCGCGGTTCCCGTGCCCCCCGACACGTACAGGTAATGGTCCGAGTCGGTCCCGCTGACCCCCGCCGGCACGGGCGAAAGCGTGACCGCGTTGTTGCCGGCGACGAGAGAACCCCCCGGAGACTGCGCCGCGAAGTTGTAATGCGCCGACGAAACGCTGAGATCGCTGACGTTTGCCAGGTTGGCCCCGAGCGCTGTCTCGATGGCTTTGATTTCCGCCCGCAGGGCGCCTACGTCCCATGCCGTGGGCTCGTGCGTGACTTCCCGGCCCGCGTTGTGTATGGCCGCTGTCGTGCCGTCAAAACCTCTGACCACGGTCAGCACGCTGCCGCTGACGCTGGTCACGGAGATGACTTCCCGCTCGATCGTCAGCAGCATGTTGGCCGTGATGTTCGTAGCGTCATGCACCGTGATCTCGGTCTGCGAGGCGCTGACGGAATAGCGCAGCTTCGTCGAGACGAAGTTGGCGGACACCTTCAGGTCGGCGTCGGTCGCGATCTGGCTGGGGAATTTCGCCGTCTGCGCATGCGCGGCAAGGCACACCAGTGCCAGAACGGAGAGGAGTCTCTTCATTTGTTTTCTCGCTGGTTTTCGTTGGTTATTCGGCGGGGGCTTCCGCCGGGGGAGCGATGCCTAACACGGAGGCGTTCAGCGCCGCGATGCTTTCCTTCGCTTCGCTTGCCGATGCCGCGATCTCGGCCGGTACCGCCCGCCCGAACGACGGGGCTATCGCTACCGCTAACGCTGCCTGCAGGGCCTGCTCATAGCCCGGGGGAAGGTCAATCGTGTCTGACGTCGCGCTGAATGTCGACAGGGCCTTCAGGCTGTACAGCTCGAGCGTCCCTCCGCTTGCCGGTGTCGGCGTCAGATACAGCGTGCCTGTCGGATAGCCCGCGTTATACAGCGCCGCTTTGGCAAACAGGCCGCTGCGCGACTTGTCGGGAATTGCGCCCCACTGTTCCGCGGTCACGATTTCGGCGCTCTCGCAGGCGCCGGACACGTTGACGCTTGCGCTCAGGATCTTCAGCGGCCGCGCCGTGTTGATCGTCGCCCCGCTGCCGATCGTGTAGCTCGAGGCTCCGGTCAGCGTGTGCGCGTCGCGCGTCAGCTGATACACGGGCAGGCCCGCCGCGGACCAGCTGCCGATCAGCCGGTTGAACGCGCGGAAGGCGCTGTCCAGGTCGCTCGAGCTGGGCGTTTCGCCCGGGTCATGCGCGCCCAGCAGGACCAGCGTGTCGGTCAGGAATTCGGATACGGTCGCCATTACTCACTTACCTCGGGCTGCACTCTCAGCTTTGCGTTTGCCTGCGCGATCGCCGCCCTTGCGCTGGCGGCCGTTTCTTTTACTTCGGGGGAGGGAATTTTGCCGAACTCGGGCGCAATGGCTTCCGCGAAGCTGTAGACGAGAGCCTGCTCGTAGCCCGGCGGGAAGCTCACCGTCCCGGCGAGCGACAGCGCCGTCAGGGGCTTCAGCGAGTGGATGATGAGAGATCCGCTCGACGGCTTCGGCCAGAACCTCAGCGTGATCAGGGGATGGCCGTAGTCGGGAAACAGCACCTCCGCAAACGATCCCGTCATCGTGGAGTCGGTAACCGTGGCGAATTCTTCCGCCGTCACGAGTCTCGCGGGCCGCTGCGCGCCCGATGTGGCGATTGTCGCCGCGCTCGTGATGCAGACCGGACGGGTCGTATTCACGTCGCCGGTGGGGCCTATGGTGTAGCTCGAAGCTCCCGCGAACGTCAGCGTGTCGCGCGAGGTCTGGTGGATGGCGAACTCGCCCTCAGACCAGCCCGCCAGCAGCTGGTTGAGCATCTCGAGCAGATTCGCGCTCTCGGTAGTCCCGAAGCTGCGGTCTCCGCGCAGCTCGTTGATCAGCCGGCCGGATGCATTGATCAGCTGCTGTCCTGTCATTTAAATTTCGTTGCCTTTCAAAAAAAATGGGGCTCCCGAAGGAGCCCCGTGAGTGGAAGGAGTAGGAGTGGAAAATGCCGTTAGTCCCGGGCTTTTTTCGTCGCCCGGTAGGCGCGCTGATACTCCATCATGCGCTCGTGCGTGCAGGGCTTGCAGTAGCGGACGCCGTTCGCGCGCGCACTGTAGGGGCCTCCGCATTTCGGACAGGCGAGCCGCCGGAAGTTCCGGGCAGCCATGTTGTTGCTGGTCGCCACCAGGCTGTTATCACGCGCCGTGACCAGCCGCATGTGCCTCACGTTGGCGCAAGCCTTGACGCCGCACGTGTGATCAATCTGCTTGCCCTCAGGAACCGGACCCCGAAGGTGTTCCCAAACAGCGCGGTGTACCAATACCTTTTTGCCGCCGCCGATGGTCGTGCGTCCGTAACCTTTTTCGTCGGTATAACTGGGCCAGACGCGGCAGCCGGTTTCAGGATTCAGCACCAGCCTGGCGATAATCCGCTCAATTGTGCTGGTTCGCGCCTGAAGCGCGCAGCCAGGAGAACAAAACCGCCGCCCCTTCAGCTCCCCAACCTTGCCGGAAGTCGGGCCGAACTCCTGGCCGCATTCCTCGCAGATCATTGTTGCGCTCGCGAAGGTTCGCTGCGCCAGGCCCGAACACTTCCGCGAGCAATACTTGCGCGTGAGCAACTCCCCCGGATGGCGGGGACGCGTCGGTTCAAACCCGGCGCCGCACCATTCGCACGTCCTTACGCCTTCTTTGAATACCTGCCGCGCAAGGTCCGCACACTTTCTGGAACAGTACTTCCGCCGCTTGACAACCGAGGGACGCGCGGGGCCAAGTTCGGCCCCGCATTCCAGACACTTCTTTGATCGCTTGGCCATGGCTCAGTATGATATCATCTAAGCCATGGAAACAGCGACTACCCGATCAGGACACAAGCCCATTCCGGGCGTCTGGCAGCCCAACCAAAGGCTATATCGCACCGTGTCACGAACACGTCGGTGATGACGTTGTAGTCGCTGACGACGCGGATGCTGAGACCGGTGTCCTTGTCCGTTGCGCGGGAGCCGAAGTGGACGCCCTTGGGCATTTCCAGAGCCACGGTGGCGTAGGTGAACGCATGGCGGTGATAGGCCAGGTTCATCGGGTAGCCGGTCGCGGACGAGCCGATCCAGGTGATCGCTTTGCCGTCGCCGGCCGCCGCGTTCACGGTCTTTGTGGGACCGCTGGTCACGATGGACGGGTAGATCGGCAGCGCCGCGATCGCGTTGGCCGATGCGGTCGTGTCGGCCGTGACGGTGAACTGCTGGAGGTAATCCAGAGTGTCGCCCGATACCGGGTTGACTGCGTAGACATCGGCGATCGTGAATTTGTCGCCCTTCTTGATCACCGCCGCGGCTGTGGTCAGCCCGTCGATGGCGATTGTCGAGCCCGTCTGTGATGCGCCGTTGGTCAGCACCGTGCCGGCCGTCTGGCCCATCGTGTGGGTGCGGACGTTCTGGCTCATCGCCCAGTCGAAGCCGAAGGCCTGGCCCATGCGGCCGGACTTGTACTGCTTGCCGACTTCGCTCGAGTTCTGGAAGAGGCCCTTCAGCGCGTCCACCGCGGCGGCCTGAGCGCTCGGAGTGACCACGAGGTGACGGTCGCCGTCCAGCGGGCAGCTGTTGTTGTCCAGCTTCGCCCCGGCGGCGAGGATCTTCGTGGTTCCGCTGGTGGCGAGCGTCTCGCCCGCGGTGCCTGCCCAGTTCGGCGTCTTCTGGTACGCCATCGTGAGACCGGACACCTCGAAAGCGTTGGCCAGAGATACGGCCGCGCTGTTGAGGTAACGGTCGGCGAAGCGGTCGATGGTAAGCGTCAGGTCTTTCGATGTGAACTGAAATGCGACGTTCTTCCGCTCGTTGATCGCGAGGTCGATGGTCGACTCGGTCACGTCCTGAATCTGGCTCGTGATGTCCGCGCCGTCGTTGGCCACGAAACGCGGGGGAACGCGCAGCTTGTACGTGTCGCCGATTTTGTCGAAGCGCTCGTCGTACTCGTGCGATGCGCCCGCGGCGAACGACAAGTTATTCTTGAACCGCATCAGCAGTTCGTTTGCGATGACGGTTGGTGTGAGAAGTGAATTAGCCACTTAAAACTTTCCTTGGGTGTTCAGCGCTCGCCCGCGCGGCGGCGGCGTACGTACTC